CATCAGGTCTACTGTAATAAACAGGCCTACAAGTTCTAACTCTGGGGTGTCCTTTTAATGCCAGATAGTTCTCAAGTACAACCTGCAGCATTTAACTGTGAGGGCGGTTTAGTTTTGAACCGTTCTTCTTTTCTTATGCAACCGGGGGAAGCTCTAGTACTAGAGAACTTTGAGCCTGACGTTGAGGGCGGCTACAGGAGAATGAACGGCTACCGTAGGTTTGTCAATCATGTAGTACCACATACAGCCAGTATCAACGAGAAGGTAATAGGTGTAGCTAAGTTTGGTAACAAAGTAATAGCGTGTAGAGGAGAAAAGATATTCTCTGCTGCTTCTACTGAGTTAGCATTTGCTATAAGTGCAAGTACATCTATGTCAGGTTCTGGTGTAATTAAAGCAGACTCTGTTGCAGGGTTTGCAACTAGTGGTACTCTACAGATAGACTTAGAACTATTCACTTACACAGGTGTAGACGCTGCATCAAATCCTAATGAGTTTACAGGAGTAACACGGGGTACAGAAAGCACCAGTGCTGCATCTCACCTTAATAGGGCAGTTGTTTCCTCGCCTTGGACAGAGATAGACACTGGTAGAACTAATGCTTCTAAGTATAGGTTTGAACGTTTCAATTATGATGGCAATGAAAAGATTGCATGTGTAGATGAAGTAAATGCACCTGTAGTTTTTAACTTAGCTCTTAGCGCAACTGATGTCAGTGCAAGTGCAGTTGCAGGTTCTAAGTTTTTAGCTTCTTATAAATCTCATATGTTCTATGCTGGTAAATCTACTACCCCAGAACTATTAAGTTTTAGTGAAGGCTTTAACGAGGATGGTTTTAGCACGGGTGTATCTTTACCTGCAGGAACTATTAGAGTAGACGATACTATTACAGGCATAAAAGTTTTCCGTGACAGTCTGTTTATCTTTTGTGAAAACAGAATATTTAAACTTGCAGGAAACACAGCAGCAGACTTTGCTATCGTACCTGTTACTAGAAACATTGGTTGTATTAATGGTGACACCATACAAGAATTTGGTGGTGACTTAGTATTCCTTGGACCTGATGGGCTGCGTACAGTTGCTGCTACTGCAAAGATTGGCGACACAGAACTTGGTACAATAAGTAGAAACGTACAATCTATTTTTGATAAAAACATTAAGGACTCTTTGCTATTTGAAAGTGTTGTCATACCAGACAAGACACAGTACAGAATATTCTTTACTAAAGATGGTGAAGCTGATAGTATTACAAGAGGCGTTACTTGCGTTATGAAGCAAGATAACTTTGAGTTCTCTGAGATACGTGGTATAAAACCTGCTTGTACAGATACCTTTGTACAGGCTGGTGATGTCATAGTATTACACGGGGACTTTGCTGGTCACGTTCATAGACAAGAAAAAGGTAACACCTTTGATGGTATACCTGTACTAGGAAAATATAGAAGTTCTGACTTGGCCTTTGGGGACACAGGCATACGAAAACATATGCAAAGGGTTATTATTAACTATAAGCCTGAGTCTGCTCTTGATGCAGAATTAGTTTTAAGATATGATAATGAGAATGCAGACTCTACTAGACCTGAGCCTTACTCTTTAGATTCTAATCAAGTAGCTGCACAATTTGGATTAGCTGTATTTAGTACTGCAGACGGTGCAGTCAGGTTTGTTTTTGGTGGGCCTTCTCAGCCTCTTATAAGACAGCCAGTAGAGGGATCAGGTTTTTCTGTTGTACTGAGAATAAATGACGGGGGTGAGTCTGCACCTTACTCCCTTAAAGGTTTTCAGTTAGAGTATACATTAGGAGCAAGACGTTAAATGGGCGCTACATACACAAGACAATCAACCTTTACAGATGGCGATGTAATTACCGCCAATCTGTTTAACAATGAGTTTGATCAGCTTCTAGCTGCATTTGCTGTTAATACAGGACACACTCACGATGGCACTGCTGGAGAAGGCGGTCCTATATCTTTAGTGGCATCTGACAATGTTACTATAGGTACTGGTGCAGGTGACATTACACTTACTTGGGACGGCGGCTCTAACAATGGTGCTATCATCTGGAGTGAAGATGAGGATTACTTTACGTTCTCTGATGACATCTTACTTGCTACATCAGAAAAGCTACAGTTTCGTGACACTGCTATCTACATCCACTCTAGTGCTGATGGTCAACTTGATCTTATAGCTGACACAGAGATCCAGATTGCTGCTACTACAATTGATATGAATGGTATACTAGATGTATCAGGTAATTTACTTGTAGGTGGTAATCTTACAGTTGCAGGTGATGCTACAGTAACAGGTACTACTACCTTTAATGGCGGTACAATTACTCTTGGTGATGCGGTTACAGATAATGTTGTCTTTGGTGCAGACGTAAACTCTAGCATTATTCCTAATGGTGTTGCTGGGTCGTTTGACTTAGGTTCGTCAGGACAAGAGTGGCGTGACATATTCATAAATGGTACAGCACACATTGATACTCTTGATGTAGATGAGAATGCTACAGTAACAGGTACACTAGGTGTTACAGGAGTACTGACAGGTACATCTTTAGATATATCAGGTAACGTAGACATTGATGGTGTAACGAACTTAGATGTTGTAGACATTGATGGTGCAGTAAATATAGCTGCTGCTACTACAATTGATGCTGCAAATAAAATACAGTTCCGTGACACAGGGCTATTCATTAACTCTTCTGCAGATGGACAACTGGACATTGTAGCAGACACTGAAATACAAATTGCTGCGACTACTGTAGACATTAACGGCGCAGTAGATGTGTCAGGTAACTTAGTAGTTGGTGGTGACCTAACTATAACTGGCGATGACCTAGTTATGGGAACTAACACTGCAGGTATGCTTCTTATTGCTGACGGTACAAACTTTAATCCTACTGCTGTTGGTGATCTAGCTGAGATAGCTACTGTCGCAAGTGATGACGTATTCTTAGCCATTGATACATCTGGTGGTGGCTTAAAGAAAATAGCAAGAAGCACTGTAGTATCAGGCTTGGCTACTTCTAGTGCCATCTCTAATGTTGTTGAAGACACTACGCCACAGCTAGGTGGTAACTTAGATGTTTTAGCCCGTACTATTACAACGACTACATCTAATGGTAACATTGCCATAACACCTAATGGTTCTGGTGTTGTTCTGATTGATGGCTTTGTAGGTATTGAAGCAGGTCTTATTGACCTTAAAAATAGTGGCTCTGCTGTTTCTCAAATAAAGTTTTATTGTGAAAGCTCCAACGCCCACGCACAAACACTTATAGGTGCGCCCCACGCTGAAAGTGGTTCAAACACTCTTACGTTACCAAGTAGTGGTGGTGACTCTCGTTTGTTATCTGCAGCTTCAACTGCAACACTCACAAACAAAACTTTAACGTCCCCTAAAATTAATGAGAATGTAGCAGTAACATCTACAGCTACAGAGTTAAACATTCTGGATGGTGTTACCAGTACAACAGCAGAGCTTAATATTCTTGATGGTGTAACGTCTACTGCTGCTGAATTAAACATTCTTGACGGTGTTACATCTACCGCCGCCGAACTTAATATACTTGACGGTGTTACCTCAACTGCTGCAGAGCTAAACGCATTAGATGGCATTACTGCAGTCGTAGGTGAGCTAAACGCACTAGACATAGGTAGCACTGCTGTTGGTACTGCTGTAGCATCTAAGGCTGTTATACTCGACTCTAACAAAGACTACACAGGTATTCGTAACCTTACCATAACTGGTGAATTAGACGCAGCCACCTTAGATATTAGTGGTGCTGTAGACATTGATGGTAATGTAGATATTAATGGCACACTGTTACAAACTGGTGTAGCTACCTTTACAGCTATTCCAATAGCTAATGCAGGTATATCTGTAAAGAACGGAGCCACCTCTGCTGGATTTGTATCATTCTTTGAAGACTCAGACAATGGAAGTAACTCAGTAAAACTAATAGGGCCAGCATCTACAGCTGATGTGACCTTGACTTTACCTGCTGCTACAGGTACACTAGCAACACTTGCGGCTGCAATAGATGAGGCCACGGCACTAGCAATTGCCTTAGGATAACATAGGAAAAACAAATGGCTAATACATTTAAAACAATTACACGGGATGTAGCACCAAATGCTGCAGGTACACCTGAAGTACTATACACTGTGCAAAGTAGTACTAGGATTGTTATCTTAGGACTAACACTGGCTAACGTACACACAGCGC